ATGCACTGAAATGGTGTTTCAGACATGATGTCAGCACCATATACCTAAACAACCTGCATGACGGCTGGGTGTTAAAATATCCAGGCATACATGATTCGTATAACGGTGAGCTCTCATGATTGAGGTTAAGCTAAACGAAAAAGCATTGGCTGCAATGGTGAATCCAAAGTGGCGTAGTCAAATACCGTTCACAATGTCTCACGCCATAAATAGGACTTTGGTTGCTTCGAGGAAAGAGCAACAGAAAGCTATGGATAAACACATTGAAGGAGGTCCGACACGATTTACTCGCTCAAGTGTCAGATTTAAATCCTCAAACAAAAGAAATCTTACTGGCACCTTGTACTACCATGACGGCGCTCCGTACATGAAAACTATTATCGATGGTGGTGTGGTGCGAGCGAAAAAAGTTAAGTTGTCAGAGCCTGTTAATGTGCGCCTCGATAAGTTTGGAAATATCCCGTCGGGTAGGGGAAAGAATAAGTACACCGCGAGAGCAAAAGCTGACAAGAAGTTCTTCTTCGGTATTCCTGATGGCCGGAAGGGTGAGAAGTATCGCGGGATCTGGAAGCAGATCGGCAAGCCCAAATGGAACAAAAAACAGAAAAGGATGAAGGGCGGAAAGTTACGATTGATGGTGAGCTGGAGAAGAGGCCAGCGGAGCCAGAATGCAAGTTTCCCCGCCTACGAGGTATTTGAGGCGCATGGCCCCAAGTATCTCAACAGACAGATAAAAGTGTCGTTAAGATTCGCGCTGCGGACAGCATTGAAGAAACAGGCGACAACGACTGGCTTTTAAAGTGGGAGAGATATAACTGTCTCCCATAACAATGGTTAAACTAAAGGCTATTCCACGGCTATCCCATGTGTCTCTAGAGAGTAGCTTTCCACGGCTATCCCTTATGTCTCTCTAGAGTAGCTTTCCACGGCGCAAACATGGGTGGCTGTGGAATTTCTCCGTAAATACAAACAAAACCTATCCCATGGCTATCCCACGGCTATCCCACGGCTATCCCACGGCTATCCCACGGCTATCCCACGGATGGCTTGAATCGTGTTTGGAAAGTCGATTTTGACCCGATTTGATCAATTTTTGACCAATGGTTAGTGAGCGCTAACTGGGGCGGTCGATATGGTTGGCAATGGTTGGCAAGGGGGGGAAATCACGGGGGCGTTGTAACTTTTTGCGTGACATTGGTGAGAAGGTTTGATAATTGTGTGTGCGAGCCCGTTAAAGGGACAACCAAAACTTCAGGAGATAGAGAAATGAAAAACGGATTTGACTTGATGAATACGGTGAGGGTTTGGTGTTATGCCAATCACTACCTACTGACGCAAATGCATTATTCACTCAAAGGTGAGTACGCAATTTTTGTGGCTGAGAAAATAGGCGCGGAAAACGATGACCGATTTGCATTAATGCGCTGGACGGCAAAAGCCGAATTTGAGGTTTGCAAATGGTACTTATCAAAGCCACAAGCGCTTCAAATGCTTGTTGAGCAATATGATGAAATGCAAAGGGGGGAGTCATGAATTTACGGGACGCCATGCAATTACAAATCGGGCTCCACAATCGCGGGTGGTTGTATCACTTTGACGACAACACTCACGAATGCTTGAGCGGTTGCGAGAATCCACCAACTGAGTGGCAATGTGGGCGCATATACCACCACGTTCAAATCATGCTAAACGCCCACGGGATCGATTGGGGTTTGTTTAGCGACGCATACGGGTTTGCGATTGCTTTGCACAACGATGAATTAAAGCAATGGTTGAACGCCTTAAATCAACCTGAGGGTTATGAATGGGATTTCATCTGGAATGAGTCAGGAGCAAAAAATGATGGAAACTAATCAAGTGTATTTGGTACGCATTATTAACGCGGATTCATCGCCATATTGTGAGGCATTTTCAATTGTCGGCTTTGATCGTCTTATCGATGAATCATGGTTTTTTGTCGATGATGAATGGTTTGACGCGCCACGCAATAAGGAAGGGGTGGAATTTGGCCCTATGTATTGCCCACCAATCTCGCACGATTTAGCGGAAGGCATTCTCTACTACGTCCAAGACGGTGGCGGTATGAATGTTGGTGTGACGGTATCGCTGCCCATGGAAAGACAAAGTGATTTGCGGGGTTATCGATGGGCATATGCGTTTGATGATTTCAGTGAGCCCGATATCACCGTGCAAATTAAAAGACTTAAATAAGGAGAAATCGGAAATGATTTATTTCGCAGAGTATGAGTCACGCAAATACGCTTTCCGTTTGATTGGTGAAAGTGAGAGACAAGCCAAGGCGTTAATGATTAGAGCATTGAGAAAACACGCGCGTGATTTTGATTGGGACCTTAACTGGTTTTATCCGTGTTCAATTACCGTCATTCCAATGCCGATCAATGTCGCATTCCGCGACTATTCAGAAGTATAAAAAGAGGGTTTCATTGATGAACTATCAACTGGTTAAGAAAAGCGCAAATAGCAAGGTGGGACCAATCCCAGTAAGTAACAGCAATCGGGCGACGTGCCCCCCATCGTGCCCCCTGAGTGGTGCCGGTGGATGCTATGCCGAAGCGGGTTATTACACGCGTATGAATTGGGACAAGCTTGACGCGGGTGATCGTGGCACGGACTGGGACGGGTTCATCGATCAAGTCGCACGGATTAAAGAGGGTCAATTATGGCGCCATAACGTGAGCGGTGATCTTCCCTCAAGTGCCCCCGATGTGATCGATAATCGAAAGTTAGGCCAATTGGTGGGGGCGAACGTCGGCAAACGCGGGTTTACCTATACACATTATCCGATGCACGAAGCTAACCGTGAGGCTGTGGATTTTGCCAACGATCTAGGGTTCACGATCAACGCAAGCGCTAACACTGAATCGCAAGCGGTAGAGTACAAAGCAAGCGGATTGCCTACGGTATGCACGATCTCGCGCGAGAGACACGGTGACCGATGGGTTAGCTTTGAGCGTGGCGGGTCGCGCTTCGTTCAATGCCCCGCTGAGTATCGTGAGGGAGTGTCATGCTCTACGTGCAAGCTTTGTTCCGTCGCTGGCCGTGACGTGGTTGTGGGTTTCACAGTGCACGGTACTAGGTCGTCCGCTGCAGACGTAATAGCCAGGGGGTAAGCATGAGTAAAATTGATCACCTGGTTAACCGTTGCCGGTCCATAGAGGCGTCAAATGATTCGGTATTCTGGGTCGATGTTGGGCCCCTCGTGGCATTCGATGATGACCAATCGCGAAGGGTCGCACGAAACAGCAAGCGAGCCCGTAAGGCTGAGAATTGGGGGGGCGTGTTTATATTGTCATGTATTGGCATACTAACGGGATGCGTCGTGGGGTCGGTGTTATGAGAGACGGTGACGCATGGCTGTCAGCTTTTATAGGGACAATGGTGAGCAACGTCGCGCTGTTTAGTTTGGCGCTATACCTTATCCGCTAGATACTTATCCCACACCTACGCCCCGCCATTGAGCGGGGTTTTTTTTGCCTGTCGTTTGGCCACCCCGTGCCGTCCCCCCGTCGCTCTATTCGAGCCGTGACGACTCCCCCCTTGCATTGTCACCCCCCTTTCTAGATCGTTCGCTGTGGGCGATTCTGTGGCGTCTCACGGCATCGATTGATTCGTTCCCCATGTTTACCCGCTGAGTCGCTCGCGTTCGTCGCGCGTGTGATCGTCGCATATCCCACGGCTGTGAATAGTTGGCAAAATGTGCACGAAATCATGTTAGTAAGTACTCACTAGGGCGGTCCTTAGACCAAAAAGGCATAAAAAAGCGGGTCCTTATGCCATAGCCTCCCAAGGGTGCTTCGCGGATCGCGACGTTTTTCTAGAGATAGAATTTCCTAAAGCTAATTCTGACGATGTATCCAAAAGCGTTAAAGCACTATATGATGTGGTCGGAGGTGGCGATGAGCACAGGTGGAGTTAAGTTAGGTTCAACGTATGACGAGGCGCGGACGCGGAAGGTTAACGCCGAAGCAGAAATTGCGGAGCTGGAGCTTGCTAAGATAAAAGGAGTCTTAGTCGTTGCAGAGGATGTGGTTAAAGCATGGGAGGATGTATTAGGAGCATTCAAGGGGAAGTTGTTATCACTCCCGTCGAAAGCGGCACCGATTGTATCAGCCGAACTAGAAGCAGGAATGTGTCAGAAGATACTAGAAGATCTTGTGGCAGAGGCCCTGACAGAGTTATCGAACTATGACCCTAAAGTTGACGCAACAACAGCGGCAGTCATTGAGCCGACATCTGAAGACGGCGATGGGGACGCTAAGTCCGCCGCCAAAACTAAGCGTAAGCCAGTGGGCAGACCAAAAAAGACGACTCGACTCTCAAACAAGTAGCGAGCCTGGTACTTGGCACACATCTCGTGCTGAGTATCAGCGGGGAATCATGGATGCGTGTTCAGATCCCTTAGTTCGTGAAGTAGTCGTTATGGCGGGGGCGCAGTTAGGTAAATCGGAAGCTATCCTTAATGTCATTGGCTTCCACATCGAAAACGACCCAAGCCCCATTTTAGTATTGCAGCCAACTGTGGAGATGGCTCAGTCGTTCTCAAAGGATCGTATAGCTAATGGACTTATTAGGGCCACGCCTTGTTTACGAGACAAAGTAAAAGACCCGCGCGCTAGAGACTCTGGCAACACGACTTTGCACAAGATCTTCCCAGGCGGCGCGCTGACAATGGTTGGCGCAAACTCTCCGGCCGGTCTCGCCAGTAGGCCAATCAGAATAATGCTCGCAGATGAGGTCGATAGGTTCCCGCCTAGCGCTGGTTCTGAGGGTGATCCTATTGCTCTCGCTCGCAAACGTACTGCTACTTTCTGGAATCGCAAGATCATCATGGTGTCTACTCCGACAAACCGCGGTGCTAGTCGTATCGAGGAGGCATTTGAGCAGACTGATCAACGCCATTATCACGTCCCGTGCAAGCACTGCGAGGAGTATCAGGTGCTTAGATGGCAGAATGTCCGGTGGGATGACTCTGACCCGGAGACTGCAAGGTACATGTGCAAGTCATGTGGCACGCTGTGGAGCGATGCAGAGCGCAGATGGGCTATACGAAATGGTCAGTGGGTAGCTCATGAGCCGTTTAATGGAGTGGCTGGCTTTGCTATTAACGGTTTGTACAGCCCGTGGACGCCACTTTCGGAGGGGGTGAGGGACTTCTTGTCCGTTCGGAAGAACCCAGAACAGCTTAGAGTTTGGACGAATACGTATCTTGGCGAGAGCTGGGAGGATCAAGGCGAAACGGTTGATGATTATGCGCTTTCGACTAGACGTGAAAGTTACGCTGGAATGGTTCCCGAAGAGGTAATTGCGCTTACTGCTGGTGCGGATGTGCAGGATAACCGCATTGAAGTAACAGTTATTGGATGGGGACGGGATCAAGAGTCATATGTTATTGAGCATAAGGTCTTGTATGGCGATCCAAGCACTCCTCAACTGTGGGAACAACTAGATTCAGCCATTTTTAAGCGTTTTATGACGTATGACGACCGTGAACTGGTCATTCGGGCGACTGCTGTGGATTCAGGCGGTCACTTTACGAACTCTGTATATCAATATGCGAAGAAAAACGTCGGCAGGAACGTATATGCGATCAAAGGTGTGGGTGGAGAGGGTAAAGCTATCGCAGGAAGGCCGTCTAAGAGCAATATTGCGCGTTGTAACCTCTTCCCTGTCGGTGTGGACACTGCAAAAGACCTATTATTTGCTCGAATGCGCATCGAAGACCCAGGTCCTGGCTATATTCACTTCCCTGATACGCTAGAAGAGGAGTATTTTCGGCAACTAACGGCTGAAAAAGTGATGACAAAGTTCGTCCGAGGGTACAAAAAACGGGTATTTAAGAAGATTAGAGACAGGAATGAGGCTCTTGATTGCTTCGTTTATGCTCTAGCCGCACTATCAATACTAAACCTCGATGTCAATTCGTTGGCAGACAAGCTTAAATTCAAGCATAATAATAGTACTAAATTGCCTGCGGAAAACGAGCAGAAGCGCAAAAAAGCGCCATTTGTTCCTCGTACAAGCGCAGGATTTGTCAATTCATGGCGATAGAGGTTTTTAGATGGCAAATCTATTCGACGCCGCAAATGCGCCCGAAGGGGAACCAGAAGAGATTGTCGTAGGCGATTTCTCGCAATGGAAGCGGTCCGATCTTGTCGCAGATTACCCAGTTGCAACCCATTCTGCTGAGTATGTAATGCGTATTACGGGTGGTGGCTCAAGTGAGCACAAGATAGCCGCTACCGAAAACGCAGACTATTACTTGTTTACGCTAGATTCATCGACGAGCGCGACATTTGACGCTGGGAAGTACCACTGGCAACTAGAGATTACTCAGACCTCTTCGGGGAACCGAATTGTGGTCGATGCCGGTGACTTTAACTTCATCCCCGATATGGACAACAATCAGGCCGATCCGCGTATTCACGCAGAAATCATGGTCTCTAAGATTGAAAGCTTGTTACAAGGGAAGGCGGATGCTGATGTGTCTAACTACTCAATTGCTGGCCGATCTCTGACGAAGATGAGCTTTACAGAGCTTACAGATGCTCGTGATTACTACAGACAAGAAATAACAAAACATGAGAATGATGCTTTGTTAAAGCGCGGCAAGCGCAATGGGGCAACAATTAGGGCGCGGTTCTGATGGGCATATTTGATAGGTTCACTAGTAAAAAGCCACAGAAAAATAAGATCATGAAGCGATCTTACTATGCGGCGAACACAGGGCGACTATTTGCTGATTATGTAGACTCTCAGAGGTCTCCTGACAGTGAATTGCATCCTGTAATCTCTAGGTTGCGCGCTCGATCTCGTGATTTAGCAAGAAACAACGAATATGCGCGCAGATACCTCAATTTGCTCAAAACTAACGTAGTTGGGCAGTACGGCTTTAAATTGCAGGTAAAAGCACTCGACCCTAGAGGTGCTTTGGACACTGACGGCAACAGCGCAATAGAGACGTCGTTTAAAGCATGGGGTAAGAGAGGGAACTGCACTGCTGATGGCAAGATGTCATGGGTTGATGTGCAGAAGATGGTAATGGAGGGCTTGGCGCGTGATGGTGAGGTATTCATCATTAAGCACAGGGGAAATTCATTCCACGACTCATTCGCGCTTGAGTTCATAGAGCCTGATCAAGTAGATGAGGAAAAGAATGAACGGCTTGATAACGGTCGTGAGATTCGAATGGGCGTTGAGCTTGATAAATTCCGCAGGCCCATTGCTTATCATTTATTAACTTCTCACCCTGGCGACTATGACTTCGCAAGCATGGTTAAGTCTCCAAAGCATAAGCGAGTACCAGCAGATAAGGTAATTCACGTATTCCAGCCTCTACGTGCAGGGCAGACTCGCGGTGAGCCGTGGATGTCGCCTGCTATGTCTAGCATTAAACAACTTGATGGCTGGAGAGAGGCATCTATCGTCGCTGCACGTATGGGAGCCTCTAAGATGGGATTCTTTACGTCTCCCGCTGGTGATGGCTTCGTGGCAGATGAGATGGACGGTCATGTACCGATGATCGACGCCCAACCTGGTACATTCCATCAATTACCTAATGGCGTGAACTTTGAGACGTTTGATCCACAGTACCCTACAAGCGAATTTGACAGCTTCCACAAGTCAGTATTGAAAGGCGTGGCATCTGCACTGGGGGTGTCTTACACGTCCTTAGCGAACGATCTAGAGGCCACCTCGTACAGCTCTATCCGGCAGGGTGCGCTAGAAGAGCGTGATTACTATCGGAATATCCAGCAGATAATGATTGATCACTTTGTTCGGCCTATTTATGAAGCGTGGTTGAACGCGGCGATGGAAGTTGAGTCAGTATTCATGCCCATGGCAACCTTTGACAAGTTTTCGGTAGCGTCAGAGTTTCGTGGCCGCGCGTGGAACTGGGTTGATCCTATGAAAGAGATGAATGCTGCGATTTTAGGTATGAAAAACGGTGTTCTTAGCTTGCAGGATGTTGCCGCTCAGTACGGCAAAGACACTGAAGAGCTACTGGCTGAAATACAGCGAGATAGGGATTTAATGACTCAATTTGGTATTAAATATGCGCTCGAGCCTTATGGTGCAACACAAATGAGCATAGATCCTGACATTGTTGGGGATGATGATGGCAAAATATAAGGGTGAAGACATTGATACTAAACCAAATGAAGGCATGGTTGCGGAAGCTAGACGAGGTCTTGATTGGCGCAAGGAACACGGTCGGGGCGGTACTGAGGTCGGCGTTGCTCGCGCTCGTGATATTGTTAATGGGCGGGAGCTTTCTGCTAGCACTGTGCGTCGTATGTATTCATTCTTTTCTCGACATGAGGTCGATAAGCAAGGAAAGGGATTTAGTAAAGGTGAAGGCTACCCCAGTGCAGGAAGAATCGCATGGGCACTCTGGGGAGGAGATGCAGGATTCTCCTTCTCAAGAAAAATAGTTAAACGACTCGATGCAATCGATGAGAGGTCAGACGAGATGGAATTAGAAACAAGAGCAGAAGCTGACGCGCTTAGTGTTGGCGACATGGTTACCTGGAATAGCTCTGGCGGACGCGCTGAAGGCAAGATTGATCGTATTGTTCGTGACGGTAGTATCGACGTGCCTGACTCAGACTTCACTATAGAAGGTACTGAGGACAACCCAGCCGCATTGATTACTTTGTATCGTGATGATGAGCCTACTGATCGTAAGGTAGGTCATCGCTTCTCTGCGCTTACAAAGAAGGGTGAGCGTTATTACAGCGAGGAAGAGCGTCACATCAAAAACGTCACTGAGACTGACGACTCTTACATTGTAGAGTTTGGTAAGTCAGATGATATGACTATAGAAGCTGAAGAAGATGATCGCAAAGCGTCCGCGGATGTTAAAACTCGTGCGATGGCGATGGACATGTCTCCTATTAAGGAAGATGAGCGTCGGGTCAGTATGGCTCTCAGTTCAGAGGAGCCAGTAGAGCGCTCTTTTGGTATTGAGGTATTGGAGCATTCAGA